CCTGCTCGGCCTGAAACTTCTGCACATCGGCCTGTTGCGTGGCTTGCAACTTCTGCTGCTCGGCTTGCATAAGCGCCTGCGTCTTTTGCTGGTCAGCCTGTAGCCTCATTTCCTCAACCTGCACTTGCGGGGGCTTCTGCGGCGGCGGCTCCTGCGGCTGACCCGTCTGCGGGTCTACCTGCGGGGCTTTTAGGAAGCGATCCGGGGCTTTGTAGCCGCTCAACTTGAACGCTTCTGCGGCGTAGTTGTATCCCTGCTCAACCCCAACGAGGCCCATCGCCTGCCCTTGCTGCATCAGCGGCATCATCGCCATCAACTTACCAAGCTGCTGCTCGGGCGTACCCGTTCCGAGGCCGATGCTTATGGACAGGTCCGTACGCCTGACCCACTCGCGCGGGTTAATCTCGGCCCACTTGCCCTTGAGCCGAACCTTCTCGGCCTTGCTGGAGTGCTTCAACGTCAGCGCATGAATGATGCGGAACACATCGCGGGCACCCGTCTCCGCAATGGTGCGGGCGATCATTTCCAGCCGCAGTTGCGACTGCGACAACTGCATGCCCATCCCCGTGGCCGTGCGATTGGTCAGCGCATCGTTGTCAATACCCGCGCTGTTGCGCGTATAGCCAGTGCGGTTTTCTCGCACGCTGTCGAGGTACTCAAGCCCCTGCAGCGCACCCGAGGACGTATCGGGAGACACGAGGGGCATAATGGCGGCATTTGGGTCGCCAGCCACACGCACAACGCCACCGGGGCGGCTGACGAGGAAGTCGTCAAGGTTGACCAGATCATTATTGATCGCCCACCGGCCATTGTTTTGCAGCGTCCGATTGTCGAGATAGCTACGCAGCGTGGCCGTCTTGATCTTCGCCAAGTCCTCGACCAAATCGTACACCGACAGCCCAAGGTGCTGATGCGGGACCAGCACGCCGGCAAAGCACGCGAGCGGCACAATGTCGCACTCGTCATCGGACAGCAGCGTTTGCCCCACCTGACAGACCCGCCGCAGTTCCGCTACGCCATCCCCGTCCCGGTCGATTCTGAGAAACGACTCTTTGAACATGACCACGCGCCGCGATGGGTCGCTGGTCTGGTCGTCGTAAATATCGCCCGACTGATTAAACCGCGCGCGGGCAATATCCTCCATCGTTTCTTCAACTTCGGAGTCGGTAATGTCGTCGTCAATCTCGTACCCGGCTTGGCGAAGTTCAGACAGCGACTTACGAGTGCGATGCTGCACAAAGTCCACATCCTGCAAGCTCGGCGTGCGGGCACGCTCGGACACGAATACCTCGTCCGGGGGAACCGGATCAATACGGACGTATTCAGTCGGCTTGGACCGCTTGACCTTGATGTCGTGCAGCATGGGGGCCGGCGGTTGTTCCGCCCCGACCATCATGGGCGCCGCCGGCATAGATGGGTCGGGATACTCTGTGTGCTGGATCGGCTCTACTTCGTCCTGTAACAGAAGCTGCAATTCCTCGTCCGACAGCCCGGTAAACGTCTCGGTGATAACGTCTGACCGAATCTCCCACTGGCACTTTACGTAGCCTGTGCGTAGCAGCAGCGCATCCTTGATCGCGGACACCAGCCAAACAAAGCCGTTATTGCGCTCCAGCGCGACGAAATTCACATAGTCCGTCTCTTGCTTGGCCTGTTCTTCGTCCTCGGGGCCGATAGGCTCAAACTGCACTACCTCATCACCGCCCACGAACGGCTTAACCACGTTTGCGACCACACCTTCAACTACGTCCGCAACGTCCCGGCTTACGACCGAGGATCGCCCCGGCAATTCGTCGCCGTAGGGCTTGCCGTAGTAGCGATCAATCGCATCCTGCCGGTCAGTCGATACCGTGCCCTGCGTTGCACCGATAGCCGTCTCCTCGGCAGCAGAGATTGCTTGCAGGAGGGCTTCGTCGGTCATTGGGCTAGGCATTGGCTATACGATTCCTCGGTCTAGGGCGCTGTAGTCAATCGGTTTCCACTTATTCGCGCCACTCTTGCGGGCACCTTCGCAGGCGTACCGCAGGGCGTCGATCAAGTGATTATTCTTGTCCTCCAGGATCGGCGTTACCTTGCCGGTAAGAGGATCGGTCTTGTAGCTATAGAGCGTCAGTTCGTCGATAACGTGCTGGCAGCGCGGATGCACCACAATGTCATAGCTTTGCAGGAAGGCGACGCCTTCCTCCAGGCTCTTGGCCCCCTTGATCGCTGCGTTTATCTTGGGGAACCCGTTGCGCTGCATGTGGCTGATTGTCTCCGGCCTCGCGCTGTCCGCAGTGATGAACCACTTGCGGGACTCCGGTACGCGGTCGAACAGGTCGGGTAGCTGCGTAATCTCGCACCCGATCATGTACGCCTCATAATCGACATAGAGGCGATTGCCGTCGATACTGCAACGCACAAGACAACTCGGGTCGATGGAATAGCCCCAATCGGCGCCAAATCTAAAGACAGTACCGGCGGGTCTTTCAAACTCTTCCACGGACCAATTACGGAATACCCGGCTTTCGCTATTCCGTTGGTACTCCCCGAGCCAAACGTGCGCGAACTTGTCGGGGTCGCGCTTCTGGTCATACTCTAGCTCGGCCTTGAGGACGTCCGGGAGCCACGGGTTGTCGCGGTAGTTAGCCTGGACCACAACCGCGTCCGGCGGGGGTTGCTCACCCCGTAAGAGGACATCAACAGGGTCCGTGGGAAAATTAGGGTTCCAAGAGAACCACAGTTCAGACCCCGGCTTGCGGATCGTAGGGCGCAGTAGATCAAGGCTGCGCTGGCTAAGGGACTGCGCTTCCTCCACCCACGCAATGTCGTAGCCCTCCAAGGACTTGATCGACTCGGCAGTGTGCGTCTGCATCCCTTGGAAGATGATGCGCCCGCCGCTGTCCGACTCTATGTGGTCCCGCAGGATGTTGAATCGCGGGCCTAAGCCCATACCCTCAATCTTCAACTCCAGCAGCTTCTTGACCGACTGCGCCAGCGTCTGCTGCACTTCCCGGATACACACGATATCCGTCCGCGCCATGATGCTGCGCTCTATCGCCAGTTCCGCGAAAAAGTGAGACTTGCCGCTGCCCCGCCCGCCGAACGCGCCTTTGTACCGGCTGGCCCCTAGCAAGGGCTTGAATACCCTCGGGGTATCAATTCGTAGCGTGGTCAACGATAACGCGCTCTACCAGCGTCACCAGCGGCTTTTCAGGGTCGCCCGATACCGTCATGCCCTGCGCGGGCTTGCCGTCCATGCGGTCAGCAACCTCGCGCCATGCGTCCTTCTCGCCCATCAGCGCAGCGTCAACGACAACAGCCGCTATCTCGTCCAGCGTGCCGCGAAAGTCGCCGTTAGCCTTGCGAGCCATCGCCCGCTTGAGCGCAAGCTCCCACTCTTTAGCCTTTGCTGCGTTCTGATTCCCGACCGGCGCGCCCATAATTGACTTAATCGCTAGGGTATTGACCTAGCAAGGCTTCTTGCCGCCCTTACCGGGCATCGGGGGCTTCTTTTTCGCCTTCATGCTTCATCGCCTTTAATCTGTTAGTCGGGTAGCAAGTTGATAAGCAATTCGGAATCCACCGCCCCCGCGTAAGGGCGAAAATGCACGCGCACAAAATCAAATTTAGCCCGCTCCAGCATCGCCAAAAGGCTCCGTGCAATTTCAACACTATCCGCAGGGTGATGTATGTCTCCGTCCACCCCCTGCCCTGCGGGATTGGGCGCCCTTGGGCTACCCATCGCTGGTGTGCCCACTGGATCATGCGTACGCAACGCATTCCTCGCACGGGGTTCCCCGTACGTCCTTCTTGAGATGGGCTTTGCGCAACGCAACAAATTGGGGGCTATTCCATGCGGCCATGAAACTGGTGTGGTTCAGGTCACCCATTTTCCAGCGCGCATCAGCGTCGAAGCAACAGGCGGACAGGTAGCCATCAGCGGTAACGTGCCCTTCCGTGAATGCGGACCAGCACGGCAAGGGGTCGCGCAGCGCGCCGAGTCTACCTTGGTTCCCAGCGGTGGGCTTGTATCCTAGTTCCGCCTCCCGCTTGGTCGCTAGGCTACCCATGCTGTAGAGCGGTAGCCAGTAGTGTTCGTCTACAAATGGAGCCACTTGGACGGCGATTAGCTTCTCCATCCGCTCCTGCTGCGCGCCGTCGTATTGGATGCTACTGGCGTAGATGCCGCACTTGTAGCCGCCTTCGTCGCGGATACGTTTGGCGTTCCGCAGGTTCCACAGCGCGGCGTCGTACAGCCCAGCCTTGACGCCCATCACTTCCCGGAATTGCGTCCGGTCGGCAGCGTTAATGCTGAACTTGAGCGAGTCCAGGCCGGCATCGAACACAGCCTTGAGGTTCTCGGGGTCGCACAGGCTTCCGTTCGTGGTCAGGAACACGTACGGGAACGCTAGTTCCTGCTTGCAGTAGCGGATCGCATCGGCCAGCAGCTTGGGGGCCATGAACGACTCGCCCAAGTAGAACACGCCGATTTCCTCTACCCCAGCCTCGCGCATTTCCCGCGTGATCCTGCGGAACAGGGCGAAGTCCATATCGCCCTTGGGCTGCTCTTTGCGGGTCCGCAGCGCACAGAAGCCGCAGCGGTAATTACAACGCCCCGTCAGTTCAATCTTGACTGAGCGGGGCGCGGGCGGGGCGGCTTGGTATCTGTCTTGCGTGACGAGCGTTATCCCGTCTATCCGTTTAGTAATGGAGTGGACGGTGTTTTTGTGCAATGCGTTTCTTTAGGGCGAGTTAATCCAGCCCGCCCCAGGAGAATACCAATTTATCTGCACGTTTTCATAGAGGGCCAACACGCCTCTAACGCAATGCCGGGGCGCGGCTTGGGCGGGGTCCGTACACCCTTGACCCGCATCGACTGCATGATCTTTAGCCCCTTTTCCCAATTCCACGGGCGCAGGTTGCGTCTGCTGCCCTCAGTGTTACCGCGTCCAGGACAGCGGTAAGTCTCGCCAGCAGGGATAAAGTAGCGCCTAGCACTTCCCCCGCCCACAGTGCCAATCTGGCACCATTTGCGCATGTCATAGATGGCCTTTCTGATGGACTCCTGCGGGAGACTCAGCCGCGCCTCTAGTTCAAACGATCCAAGCGGCTCAGCAGATGACTTCAACTCCCACCATATGCGCTCTTGCCGTGTCACCCCCGCATCCTCCTGTTCATCCGCTGATTGGCTTCCTCTGCATCTATGACCGCTCGCACGGCCTCGTCCAGCAGCGGCCTGTAAACGTGCTTTCTCCGGTAGAAGTAGATGCGGATGTGTTCTCTATGGTCCCGGCGAAGCTGCCGTATGTACCCGTCCAGGTTGTCCGCGTCCCGGCTGTTGATCGGCTCGGCGTCCGGCTCGGACTCTTCCCCTGACTCACCCTCCCCCTGCCTGTCCGCTCGCCCCATGTCGTAGATCCCGGCGGTTACGGACTCGGGATCGGGGCGGCATGTGTCCTGTCGCCCCCACCTGCCCCACATGACCAGCCGCTGCCACATAACGTCAAAGTCCGACAGGGCGCTAGACATAGGGCTGCTCATTCGCTGGCCGCACCAGCTTGGCGAGCAGCGACACGCCGGGGTCTTTGGGGTCGCAGTCCTGATACTTCAGGTCTAGCCGCCCGTCCTCGTATTCGCCGGTTACGCGGGCGATGCGGTTGCTAGGGGTCACGACTAGGGAGCCTATGGGGTATTTCATGCCCGCCCGCTCACGAATACAAAAAGCTCCGCGCGTAACGATCCGCCATATATGAAGTCCTCCCATACGCTCGGTCTTTTATACCTATCTCGCCGGAGAGCCTTGGCGAATACCTGCCGCATCCGCTCGGCACCGACACCGTTCTGTAATCCAACCGCCTTTAGTGTTGCCCCGTTTACGTACCACTGCGCAGCGGAGTAAATCACTTCGTCAGTCCACTTTATACTTTTAGGAGAAGGCGCAACTGCGTGATCCTCTAAGCATCTACGGGCAACGTCTTCCGTTTGATGCCGGTGCTTTGGAATGGCGCACTCCCAATACACACGAATAACGCTTTCCTCTCGACGTATCGGCGCTTTCACTTGTCGCCCCTCGCGCGTATCTGCCGCCATGCCCATAGCTCTATCTGTTCCGCGTGTCGGGCTAGGGCGATGGCCGACTCCACGATGGCGATGTGATCGCCGGTAAGTTGCTGCTGGTGCGCGTTTTCTAGCTTCTTACGCGCTTCCAGATAGTGCT